ATCCTGGGGAAAAAACCAATGAAGAGATAATAAATGGGAATTTTCAGTAAAATCTTAAGAAGCGGCGTTGTCGGCACTGGTTCTCTGCCTGTGTATGATGATTTCTGGTATGGTGTGGCCGGGAAACCTTCAATAGCCGGGGTCCAGGTCAATGAAGAATCAGCCCTTAAATATCTGACTGTTTTCGCATGTGTCTCTCTTATTTCCGGTGATATTGCCCGGTTGCCGCTTATCCTTTACAAACGAGCGAAAGACGGAAGCAAACAACGGGTTTTAAATCATCCCTTATATGACATCCTCCATAATGCACCAAATCCAAGTACAACATCTTTCAATTTTCGGGAAGCTGCTCAAAATCATTTGCTTTTATGGGGCAACACTTATGCCAGGATTAAAAAAACAGGTATTGGTGGTGCGATTAAATCACTTGAGCAAATTCCGGTACCTGGAAGGGTGCAAATAAAAACAGATCGGCGCGGGATCTATTACGAATGGTCAGACGGGAAAGGTAAACACCGGGCAGCAAAAAAAGACGTTCTCCATATTCCCGGTTTTGGTTTCAACGGCCTGACGGGTATGTCATTGATCGGTCTTGCACGTGAAGCCATTGGCCTTGGTATGGCCACGGAGCAATTTGGGTCAATGTATTTCGGAAAAGGCACTCACCCTGCCGGCATCTATGAAATGGATGGATATCTTGGGGACAATAAAACAGAATTTTTAAAAACGCTGAAAACCGGTATTGCAGGTCTTGGGAATTCTCACCAGATTATGGTTGCGGAAGGCGGGGCAAAATATAAACCGCTCACAATCCCTTTAAACGATGCTCAATTCCTGGAAACCAGAAAATTTCAGAAACTGGAACTATGCGGAATGTTCCATGTGCCGCCGCATAAAATTGCCATCCATGATCAAAATTCAAATCATAATAATCTTGAACAGGAAAACAGCGGGTATGTTGATTCATGCCTCATGCACTGGATTGTAAGATGGGAGCAAAATATTTCCCTCCAATTATTGACCCGGGAAGAACGGATGCAAGGTTATTTTGCCGAATTTCTTGTTGACGGTCTTTTGAGGGGTGATTCTCAGGCCCGGGGGGAATTTTATAATAAAATGTTTCAGGTTGGGGCGCTTAGTCCTAATAAGATTCTTGCCAAAGAAAATATGAACCCGATTGATGGCGGTGATCAGCATTTTGTTCAATTAAATATGGTCCCTCTAAACATGGCCGGGGAAATTGTCAAAGATAACAACCAGCCGAAAAAAGAGGATAAGGCTTCCAGGGAATATCGATCGAAAAATTCAATCATTACCCGGGACCGGATATCAAAACAATATTATCCCCTCTTCCACAGAGCAGCACAAGACATCGTAAATAAAGAAGGGCTTGCGGTCAAAGGCCAGATCAATAAACAGCGAAAACTCAGAACCGATGGGAATATGCAGAAATGGCTTGATGATTTTTACCGGAAAATGCCCAAAGAGATTAAATCAAAAATCGGGCCGGTGATCCGGAGTTTTTCAGAAGCGATTCAAGCAGCTGCAGCAGATGAAATGGGAACGGATGTTGAAATTTCCAAAGACCTTGAACGGTTTATTGATGATTACACGACCAGATACGCAGAAAGACACACTGAAAGCTCATTGGGTCAATTAACGGCCTTACTCGAACAGGATTTAACCGCCCTGGAAGAAAGGGTGGACGAATGGGCGAAAACCAGAGCGGATAAAATTGCAGTAAATGAAACGGTCAGGGCATCAAGTGCAATTTATCAAGCCGTTGCATTCAGTGTTGGCTTTTCAACAGTTCTTAGAAACCGGGGGCCTAAAACTTGCCCATATTGCCGATCATTAGCAGGGAAAAAAGTTCGTGCCGGCGGTGGTCCTCTTGTGAGTGATGGGGAAGAATTACCAGGGAAAAATTCAACTGATCCACCGATGAAAATACGAGGTGACAAATTTCACACACCCATCCATCAAGGGTGCGATTGTTATATGTCGATAGGATGAAAATGATTTTAGAACAAAAAAGAAAATGTAAAAAATGCGGAGAGATAAAAAGCCTATCCTTATTTGTCAATGCCAGGATGTGCAAGTTCGGCCCTTATGGGCTTTGGACAATATTTCAAAGGGCGCAAGAATAAACAAACCCTTTCAATCATCTTTATTAATGTGAGGTAAAAATGTCAAAAAAATCAGACATAGAAAGAAGGGTTTTTAAAATCGAAGTAAGAGACACGGAGGATGGTAAAAGGGTCCTTGCTGGTACTCCAATTGTTTACAATAAAAGATCCGAGGATATGGGTTTTTTTGAATACATCGCAAAGGGTGCGGCCAAAGATGCAATAAAAAGGTCAGATCCAAGACTCTTGTATGGCCATAACAGTGATGTTTTATTGCCAATAGCCAGGAAAAAATCAGGAACATTAAGAGAAATCGAAGATAAAAACGGTGTTCACATCGAGGCGGATCCGCCAAAGCAAAATCAATTTGTAACAGCCCTTATGGAATCAATAGAACGTGGCGATGTTGGTGAAATGTCATTTGGCTTTACTGTGCTTGATGATGAATGGGAGGGGCTTGATACTGATACGCCGAAAAGAACCATAACCAAAATCGGTGAAATATTCGATTATTCATATGTTGCTTTCGCTGCATACAATGATACCACAGTGGCCCTTCGGTCACTTGACGGTATAAAAAAAGACGGCGCAACCGCCGCAGAAGCCGCCGCAACCGGCGCAATGGATGAAAAAAAGAATTTGGAAATTGACATTCTAATCGCAGAACGAACCCAGGGAGGGTTAAAAAGATGAATGAACTTGAAAGACTTCAAAAATTGTTCCGGGAAGCTCTGGCAAAGCTGAAAATTATCAGAGCATTAAAGCCGGAAGATTTGACAGATGAAAAAAGAACCGAAAGAGAATCCCTTTTGGCTGAAATCGACACTCTTACCACTGATATCGATGCCGAAAAAAGAGCCATGGAAATCGATGCGCTGGACAACCCGAACAATGACCTTGATTTTGGTACAATCATCGTTGATGACCAGCCGGTATACAGAGGCACTCAGGCCGCAGCCTTTGGTCAACAGATGGTTGATGTTGCCATGGTGACAGATCCAAACCTGAGAAATTCAGCAAATTCAAAAGATTCATTGTCCAGGCTTGAAAAAAATACAAAAAGAGCTTTGACTATGATCGAAAAAAGCCAGGGACAGCCGGTTAGTCAGGATTTCATTGACAGGTCCATGAAACCGATCTTTTCTCCTGAGTCAAGAGCAGCCGGAACAGGTCAGATCCAGGGAATAGGATCAGAAGGTGGTTTTTTGCTTCAATCTGAATCATCCATTGACCTTATGACAAATGGGTTTAATAATTCAGAGGTTTTGAAAAGATGTCAGAAAAGAACAATTACCGGATCTGAAAGCCTTGAAATAGTTGGCCTTGACGAAACAAACCGGGCAGATGGATCAAGAGGCGGCGGCGTTCGTGTCTACACTGATTCTGAACTCGGACAAATCACTTCCAGCTCAACAAAATTCAACAAAATCAAACTTGCTCCTGAAAAATTGACCGGGATGTATTACGCATCAAATAAAATTTTGATGAATGCTACTTTCTTGGGCCAGGAAATGAATCAGCTTTTTACTGAAGAATTTGCTTTCAAAACTCAGGATCTGGTAATGGAAGGGACCGGCGCAGGCCAGGCACTTGGTATAAAAAATTGTGATGCTAAAATAAGTGTTGCAAAAGAAAGCGGACAGGCAGCCGAAACAATCCTTTCTGAAAATATCCTCAATATGGTAATGAGGTTTTATCAAAGAGGCGGTTCTGGCAGTGTTGTTTGGCTTGGAAACCGGAATATTTACAAAACATTGCGTGAAATGACATACGCAATAGGAACAGCCGGCGAACTTGCAAGAATGTTTCTACCTCCTGGTGTTGGCGGGACAAATGGATCAATGGAAGGCATCCCGGTTGTATTCATTGAACAGGCCGAATCCCTTGGAACCGCTGGCGATTTATGGCTATGTGATTTTTCACAATATCTTTGTGTTGATTACGGAAATATAAACGAAGCATCTTCAATTCATTTTAAATTTGATTATGACCAGACTACTTATCGCTTTGTTTATTCCTTTGACGGACAACCACGATTGACAGCGCCTATCACTCCATTTAAGGGAACGTCAAGCACTGTCAGTCCATTTGTAAATATTGCAGTAAGAGCATAATTTTTTAAAGTAAGGAGAATATAAAAATGAGTAACTTAACTTTACCCGAAGCCTTTAAGATCATCCAGGGCCATGAACCAGCAGTCGGGAGTGCCTTGCTGAATACGTCCGATATTATTTCATGCAAGAATTTTAAAAAGGTGTGGGCTGTTCTTAGCATGACTTATGTTGACGATGTTGATTTGGTTGTAACATGGAACGAAAGCACGGACGTAGCCGGGACCGGAACCACTGCAATAGCTGAAACCTGCCCGATTTGGTATAATATCGACACAGCCACTGCTGACCTGCTTACCAGGGCCACTGATGCTGTTACCTTCACGATTGACACAGGTGCGACTAAAAACCAGTTATGGATTATGGAATGGGACCCTGCAAAATTCAGTGCAGGATTCGATTGTTTCCAAATCAGAATGTCAGGTGCGGGCGCAAGCATTGTTGATGTTTTGTACCTCGGTGAACCACGATATCAATCTGATGTGAATGTGGCAGCTATCACAGATTAATCTTTAATTGGGCAGCTTAAAAACCTGCCCTAAAGGATTTTATTATGCAAGTACGATTAACAAAAGAGGGTCAAAAAGTTTTAGGCTTTTCCCCTGATCGTATTATTGCAAATGTATCTGATGATAGAGCGTTTGCATTGATGCAAGGAGGCTATGCCGCCCCAGACAAAGGATTTATGGCGCTTTTTGATGGGCCATTGCCAGAAAAGAAACCTGAAATGAAGCCGAAACCAAAACCGAAAAAAGAAACTGCCACATCAAAATCTGCCAAGAAAAGAGAGAAGGCAGTAAAAAAATAATACTTAAAATAGGAGGGCCTGACAAATGGGCACAAGACATTACGCACCATCTACAATGGGACGAATAGCAGATCTGATCGTAGGTATGCACGTTAAAACAACAGATGCCGTTCTGGTAGCTGCAAACTTCACAGACACGGCTCAGACCGAAATTTTTAATGTTGTTGGAAGGGTGGGTATAACTCAACTTTTCATTGAACTGACAGCCGCTGCCGATGCAAATGCAACTCAGGTTGTCCTAAATGCAACATTTACCACGCCTGTAATAGCAGTCAATGCCTTATGTGTAAAATGTACCAGCATTGCAAGTTTAAAGGCGCATCAACGTATTACAGTAATCGGTGCCGTAGGATCAGCAGCATCATTGACAGATGGCCAGGCAGTGACAGACGTTAATATGTCCGGTCTTGCCGGTAATATGATTATTCTTGGTGGTGAAACCGCAGCCGGGGCCAATACAGTTGGAACCATTGGTATGTTGGGCGATGACGCAACTCAGGCCGCAACTATTTCAGCCACAGGCCATGTTTATTATTATCCAATGTCTCCGGGTGCTTATATATCAGCGGCAGTATAAGGGGGTATTATGACTGTTAAGCTTGAAACCAATATACAAAGATTTAATGGGGTGTCTTCTGATGCAAAACCAGACAGTCCGCCGGAAGGTTCAACTTTCCACAATATCGATACCGGAGAAAAGTTTATTTATCATGATGGAACGTGGGAAGATGATCTGAGCCTAATTTATGCATTTAACGCTTGATTGGTATGAACACCGGTATAAAGGGTAAAGCATGAAAACCGAACTCGTAACAGCACCGGCACAATATCCAATCACATTGGATGAAGCCAAAAAACAATGTGAAATCGGATCTGAAACCACGCATGATGTTTTTATCCGGTCATTAATCCGTGCCGCAACCGGAAAAGCTGAACAGTTTTTGCATAGGCGCTTAGTTTCTCAAACATGGAAATTATACCTTGACGGATGGCCTGCCGGAGATTCTTTTGAATTGCCCTTTGGTCGGCTTCAATCTGTTACAAGTATAAAATATACTGATTCTGATGGGGATGAATCAACTTTTTCCAGTGACGATTATATTGTTGACACACAGAGCGAACCTGGGGCCGTTAAACTCGGATATCAAGAGTCTTGGCCCACTGCTACTCTTTACCCGAATAACCCCATTAAAATCGAGTTTGTGTGCGGGTTTTTTCTCGGAGACACATGGGTTTTAGAAAATGCATATTCTGAGGATGATCTTGTCATGCCGACCATTGAAAATGGTTTGGTTTATAAATGTACCACTGAATTAACATCGAGCGCCACAGCTCCAACATGGCCCTTGACTATTGCGGGAACAGTTGCGGACGGCGCAGGGGCAACCGAAGGAGTTTGGACTTGTGCAGGCCAGGCAGTTCCCGAAGCGATCAGACACGCCATTAAATTAACCATTTCGGATATGTTTGAGTATCGGGAAACTGAATATTTTGGAATGGGCGGGCGCACTTTGAAAACTTGGGAGGCTTTGCTTTTTCCTTATAAATTATGGGGTGGTGTATTTTGAGAGCGGGAAACCTCAGACATAGAATAGCAATACAAACCGAAACTTCTGTTTCTGATGGTATGGGGGGTTTTACGCTTTCCTGGGCCAATGTGGAAAACATGGGCTCAGTTCCCGCCGCAATCTGGCCATTAAGTGCAAAAGAAAATTTGGATGCCATGAAACTTGAACAGCAAATAACCCATAAAATAAGAATTCGGTATCAATCCGGTATCACTTCAAAAAATCGAATTGTTTTCGGGTCCAGGACTTTTAATATTATTTCAATTCTCAATTATGAAGAGCGGAACCGGTCTTTTGACCTGCTTTGTTTGGAGGATATCTGATGACTTTTGAAATAGAATGGAACGGCGATCAGATTCTAAAAGATACCAGAGTGCTTGTGGATAATGTCAGTAAAGAAATTGCTGAAAATATCGAGGCTGATGCCAAAAAGATTTTAAAGCGTAAAGCAAAAACCACGACTGAAAAGGGGCTGTTAGATCAATTTTACGTTGATAAAAGTAAGTTTAAAAATGGCGGTTATCTGGTCTGGTGCCAGGGGCCTAAGAATTGGCACGAACCTTATCATGCCTCTTTTTTTGAAATGGGAACATATAAGGATGAAGCAAAACCATTTATGAGGCCAGCAGCAAAAAAGAACAAGGCAAAAGCTAAAAAGATGTATCAGGACGGATTGAATAAATTATGAATTCACTTTTCGAAGCCATATATAACCATTTTTCCGATACAACAGGCAGCGGCTTTTATAACGATGTCTCAGGCCGGTTCTATCACAACGTCGCGCCACAGGGAGCCACGTTTCCATATTGCGTTTATTTTTCAGTTGCGGACGTTGACGAACTTGATTTCACAGACGAGCGAGAAGATTTTACCCTTCAATTTGATATCTTCTCTCAGAATAATTCAGCACTTGAAGCCGGCAACCTTCTTGAATCGCTTAAAACGATGTTTGATAATTGCAGCTTGACTGTCACAGGTTGGCGGCATTTACAGTTTAAGAGGGATATGGTCAACCCGAACAACGATTTTTCACAGGTGCCGCCGATACAGGGTTACTCTGTTGATTATGATGTATTGCTTGAGAGACAAAGGGGCTAATTTGAAAATCCTTCTTACAAATTATTCTTTAAAAGATCGTGGTGGGTCCGAAACATGGACAATGACCATGTACGATCACCTGAAAAAAAATCATGACGTTGATGTGTACGTTTCCAGGTCAGGAGTGAATAGATTAATTTTTGCAACCGCTGATAAAAATAAACATTATGACCTTGCACTAATTAATCACAACACTTGTTTAAAAGAATTATTGGACTGGAATATTTCAAAAAGAATTTTTACAAGTCATGGAGTTATACCTGAACTTGAAAAAATGAAACCCGGCGCTGATTATTATGTTGCAGTTTCAGAAGAAGTACAAAAAAAGTTTCAAGAATTTAATCCGGAAGTGATCAGAAATCCAATTGACACAGATTATTTTTTACCGACAAAAATAAATAAAAGTTTAAAAAATATTTTGTACTTGAACAATCACGCAAAAATAAATCCCTGGACACCAAAAATTATAAAAGTTTGCAGGCATTTTAATTTTAGAATTTTAGCAGACCACCAACCGACAACGATAAAAAATATTGAATGGGCTGATTTAGTTTTGTCGGTCGGTCGTGGTTGCTATGAATCTTTATCATGTGGAAAAAATGTTCTGGTTATAAATAAAACTTTTGACGGCATGGTGACACATGAAAATATCTTTGAACTCAGAAAAAATAATTGTTCAGGGCGGCGCTTTAATCTTGAGTGGGATTCAGAAACTTTAAAAGCAGAATTAAAAAAATATAATCCGGATAGAAATATGCGGGATTACATTTTGAAAAATAATAATATTAAAATTATTGCAAAGGAATATTTAAAAAAGGAGCAAGGAGCATGAGAAACGTATCAATAATAATACCAGTGATCAGGCCAGAGAGCGCCGAAAAGTGCAAAGAGGCAATCATAAAAAATGCCGGGGTGCCATCATATGAATATGAGATTATAGCCAAAAAAGACACTAACAGCATAGGTTGCCCGGCCATGGTCGAAGCCCTCACCAAAATTGCAGAGCATGATTTAGTAATGTTCCTGGGTGATGATACCTTGCCGGAAAAAGATTTTCTGAAAAATGCCCTGGAAGAAATGGAAAAGTTGCCGGACGGGTGGGGTGTGGTCGGATTAAACACTCAAGATGTCAGAGTGCCGGACAATCAAGGCAATCCGATTGCCCACTGGTTGGCCGATAAAAAAATGCTTGATCATATTCCAGGGGGTGCCTTTTTCTCCACTGATTATCATCATTGCTGGTGTGACAATGAATTAAAAGACATTGCCGAAGAATTAGGCCGGTGGACCTGGGCCGAAAAATCAAGGATAAAGCATAATCATCCAGTCAATAAAACAGCCAGCTATGACGAAGGATACCAAAAAGCGTATGACGGTGATAAAGAGAAAAAAGATTTTAAAGTTTATTGTCAGCGCAAACGAGCCAGGATGCAGGAAAAATATGGAATCAAACTTGCCATTGCGGTGCCTTTGACTGATCAATGGGTTTATACGCAATTTTTCTTCTCTTTTATCAAAGTTGTCACTGAATATATGTCAAGCCTCATTCAAAATGGTAAACCTATTTCCTTTGATGTTTTAATGCCTGATTTCCCTTGCCAGATCGATGCGGCAAGAAACAATTTGGTTCAACAGGCTTTGCTCCTGGGATGCACCCATATTTTAATGATGGATACCGACCAGATATATAATGCTGATTCAATGATTGATAAATTGCTGGCTCATGAAAAGCCGGTTGTCGGGGTCAGGGTCCACAGGCGGTATCCTCCCTTTGATCCTCTTCTCCTCCGGGGAAAGCCAGGAAAATTGTATCAGGTAAAAGATGAAGATATAAAAAATGAGGATGGAACTTTTAAAAATGATGTATCAGTCACATACACCGGCACCGGGTGCATTATGTATGACATGCAAATTTTCAATGACATGATCCCTCTAAAATGGTTTCGGTTCGCCGTTGGTGATAATGGTCAGGCCATCGGTGAGGATATCAACTTTTGTGATGAACTGAAAAAAAGGGATATTCCGATCATTGTTGATTGCAGTATTGATATAAAACACTTGACCCTCATGGCCGCAGATTGGGGAACATACAAGCTGTTCCAAAAAATAATGCGATGACAAAAACCGAAAAACAAATAATCACAGCACTGATTCGGGCGTTTAGGTCGCTCGTTTTTTTGCTGGAAAAAATAAAAAAGGGTGAGGATATCGAATAGATAATCACCATATAAAAAACAACTCTATACCACCTTAATTGCCCGTATAGAGTTAGGCCGGACACGCATTAAGCCCCTTCGGATGAATCAAAAAAGATTCATTTAAAGGGGCTTTTTTAATTTTAACGAGAGGTGAGAAAAATGGCACTTGAAAGTAAACCAGGACATGAGGTGAAAGTGACAATCGGGTCAAATGAAATTGTCGGTTTAGGCAGTTGGGGTTTTTCCGGGGGAAGTTATGTCGAACATGATGATACTGACTTCGGGGATGATGACAATAGAATCCTCCGAGGTATCAGGACTGGCGGAACAGTCTCCTTTTCAGGGTCTTACAAAAAAGACGATACAACCGGACAGGATAAAATCAGGGATGCGTATTGGCTCAAGTCAGATCTGACGGACCTTAGATTTTATGTTGATGATACATCCTACTACACGCCGAACAGCACAACCGCTGCCGGTGGTGGTCTTCCTGCAGAGACAATGGTCAGTCATATCAAGATTTTGACAGAACCATCTATATCAGCAGACAAGGGTTCTCTCACTTCAATTACCTTTGATGGCAAAGTTGAAGGTGCGATGCGCCTTATTTAACGCCTTGGGCGGCATGGTTCGCCATGACGGGGCCGCTCCTCCCCTCCGCCCTCTCTAACCAGGAGCATAATTTTAATTAAAAAAGGAGCAAGGAAAAAATGAGAATTTCAAAGACAAGAGAGCGCAAGTTTTTTGTACCAGAAGACCCGGACAAAGCATGGATAAAAATCAAACATCTTTTACCTGGCGAATCTCAGGATATTTTTGATCAGGTCTTTGTCCAAAAGATTGATTACGAGAAAGGCAAAAAAGGGAAGATGGAACCTAAATTTTCCCAGGAGACAAACAAACGCCTTGATCGTGAACTGACCATGCAAACCTGTATCACCGGATGGGGTGAATTTTACGACCGGAAAGACCAAAAAATGAAGTGCACTCCTGAAAATATTGTCCGGGCTTCCAGGGAAATTGACGGATTTAACGAGTTTGTCAATGAATGCCGGGAAACAATGGCGGCGGATATCAAGCAGGAAAAGGAAGATCAAAGAAAAAACTTGAAGCCTTCTGCATCCGGGCCGGAGAAATAGACTGTGTTTCATGCAGAAGGAAATACGAAAAGATTTTCAAGGGGTCTGAACAACCGCCCTGTGAAAAATGCCTGCCTGAATTGTTCGAAGAAAACAGGCTCGTTTATGAGGTTTACTGGCGGACTGGATCTGAGGGAATTGACCCCTTCCGGATTATGAAAATGGTCGGGGTCAGAAAAGAGGACCGGCTTTATTGCCTTGATTTGTGTCAACACGCAAGAAGTGAAGCAATGAAAGTCAAACAGGAACGGAGAAAAAATGGCTAAACTGGGAAGCGTTTTTATAAATGTCAGGGCGAAAACTGACAAGTATAAGCGGGATCTTGCGAACGCTAAAACTTTGACTGAAAAAAATATTGTCTATATGCAGCACAAGTTTGACAGTATTAATTTCAAAGCGGCGGGCATTGCTGCCACTGCCTTTGCCGGAGTTGCCGCCATTGCCATGAAAAAAGCCATAGATGCTGCCAGTGACCTTGAGGAAACCGTAGGAAAGTTTGATGTCGTTTTTAAAAATCACAGCAAACAAGCTGAAACCATGGCAAAAGAGCTTGTCAACTCTTACGCAATGTCTACAAGAGAGGCAAAGCAATACCTTTCCAGTATTCAGGACTTGCTCGTGCCGATGGGCATGGTCAGCAATAAAGCTATTTTAATGTCAAATGCAGTTGTCAAACTTTCCGCCGATTTAGCATCATTTAATAATGTTCCAACAGCGGCGGCCATGGCAGATATTCAAAGCGCCTTGGTTGGTAATTTTGAAACAATGAAAAAATATGGAGTTGTTTTAAATGAAACTGTCATAAAGCAAGAGGCTTTAAGCCGGGGACTTTGGGACGGCAAAGGAATGGTGGATGCCAATACCAAAGCACAAATTGCCTTTGCCTTAATGCTCAAGGGGTCTGCCGCCGCTATTGGTGATCAGCAGAGAACTATGGGCAGCTATGCTAACCAGATAAAACAATTAACTGCCAATTCCGAAGATCTAAAGGCCATGCTCGGAAATGAGCTTTTACCAGTGGCAACCGATGTTGTTGCAAAAATGAATGATTGGATAAAAGCAAATGACGGGCTCATAAAGCAAAAAACAAAAGAAACCGTTGATGAAATAACAAAATCAATACAAGGCCTGGTTGATATTTATAATGTTTTACCTGATGGGATGGTTGGCGCTGCCGGGTACGGCATTGTGGGTGCGATCATGTTTGGTGGGCCTGCAGGGAAAATAATCGGGGCCCTTGTTCTGCTTGATGCAACCCTTAGTAAAATAGGCCTTGGTGTAAGTGATATTGTTGAAAAGCATAAAGCATCTGGAAACGCCTTAATAAAATTATATAAAAGCATTGTTGCTGTATTTGGTGGTGGTGACGGGACTTTAACCTTTCCTTTTCCAGAATATACCAGAGAGCATTTTGATAAGATGCAGTTGGCAATAAATCAAATCAAAGAATATGAAAAGTTGTTGAATAATGTCGGGGGCGGGGGCGCTTCAACACCTGTAAATTTAAAAGCTCTGCAAGATGCCAATCAAAAGAAATATGCCTTAACAATTGCCGCAGCAAAAAAAGTTAAAAAAGATTTGTGGATGCTTGAGGAAAAACATCAAGCCAACAAATTAAAATCATTTGAAGACGGGATTGAAGCTAAGACCCAATTTGAATATGACGCAGAACGGCAAGCCATAAAAGACCGGGAAAAACTTCTTGAAAAAGCCCTTGAGGATCAGGTGAAAGCCTACGAACACATGGCCGATAATGTCCATGATGTTTTTGCGACTATGTACGAGAATATCTTAACAGGTCAAGAAAATGTCTTTGATACAATCCTTGATTCATTCACTAAGATGATTGCAGAAATGGCAGCCAAAGCCAGCACTGATCTTGTAATGAATATTGCTTTCGGGGGAAGTGGTTCAACTGGTGGCGGGTCCGGTATTTTAGGAAAAATAGGCTCCACTATTTTTGGCGGTGGTGGTTCAGGCGGGGGCGGTTTTGGTTTAAGCAGCTTGGGGCGTTTGTTTTCTGGTAAAGCAGCTCCTGGATTAATGGCCGGTGACGGTGCCTTCGGGTCTGCAGCTATTGGCAACAATTCCTGGGCAAGCATGATATCAGGTGCCGGATCTCTCGGAGTTATCGCAGCAGCTGCCACGGTTGCCACAAAAGTTTTAGGGAGAATGTTTTCAGACAAGCCGCAATTCGGCATAAGCGGCATGTCAAAAGAAGATTGGAAATTCGGGACCGGCAGCAATGGCCCAGGAACTGATCCTTACACAATCGCCATGGAAAACATGTATGATGATTTCAAATCCGGTCTTTATGATTACCGGGTTTTTGCGGCTGATTTTGACAATGAACCACAAATCAGGGAAACATTATTCAGCTATTTCGACACGGTTTTTTCAAATGTAGATAAAGCGATTTCAACCAATATTAATGACATCCTGAAATCATATGAACACCTTGGCGTTTCCTTCCGGGTCACAGATGAGCAGAGCTTTGAGCAGGCCTTTTCCGGTCTTTCTAATGCGGTTTTCTCTGAACTTTTAGGAAGTCTTTTATTATCAGCGTTGCCCGGTTCAGGTGCAATGGAAAAATCAATCAAGACCATAGTCGGAAGTCAATATGTTACCGCCGGATCTGTTCTTGATAAAAATGCTCCCAAACCTGGATCAAGAGAGTTTTATGATAACGCCGGGTTCAGTTCTCAGGGAAAAGGAACAGGGGCCGATCCGTATTTATATACCGAGCCCGTCTATGACAATATCAAACACCAAGTTTCTGCCATGGCCGATATTTTCAACACTGAATTTTTTCAGGCGATCATGCCGGAAGGTGGTTCAACCTGGGATAGTTTCATTTCTTTTACGGACATCGTTAAAAAAACAACCGATTTCATGCAAAAGTTCAACGATAGAATAAATGATTTTGGGTTGAGCTCAGTTGAAGCTTATCAGCAGATTGCTTTTGTCACAAACACATTGGCTGAATTAGATGCAGTAATTGAAAACATGAATCTTGACCCTGT